TTATGGGTAATCCTTCTACAAATCTATTAATAGTACCTTGTTCACTATCACCTTCAACACTAATAATTTGTTTTTGAAGTTTCCAAGTTACTTTTGGTGCAACTCTTCCCGCAGGATATTGGTCAGCCAATTTGTTAATCTCACCAATTTCTTTAAAAGTTAAAGGTTTTACTTTAACAGTTGCACCTGATTTTGGTAATTTGATTGTAAAACTACCATCTTCGTTTGGTTCTTGGGACGGTTTTCTAAAATCCAACTCGTCCAACATAATTTCAGTTGAAAACCTTTTTCCTGTCTCGGGGTCATTACTTGAAATTTTATATTCGGGACCAAATGATGTGTTTCTTAAAAATATTAAAATGGCTTCAATATCACCATTTAACATTTCATCGGGTCTCAAATCAGGTTCATATAACTTTGAACGTACCAATGTCATAACCAAATCATCGGGGTTAACCGACATAATTGTATTCTCATCGGCAGCCGTTAAATAACCTACCTTGACAGATTTTTTCTTTGATTTATAAAACTTACCTTCAGAAGGTAGTTTTACCACATCGTGTGGTAAGTTAAAATCTTGTTGACCATATTTTAATACATTTTCGTCCATAAAAAAAAACACAGGGATTAGACCCTGTGTTAAATATACCGTATTAAATTAATTTATCAATATAAAAGTAAATACAAAATTAGTAAACCAAAATACAACGGTCCATTTGCATGGTAACGTCCAATCCTGCTAATTTGTCATCACTATATGATACGTTATCCCAAGCGGATTTTGTAATCATACATCCCTCAAGAATCCATTTTTCTACAACAACACCTGTTGGGTCTAACATCTCAAGGTCAACATTCTTTTTATAACCCGCAGCATATCCCATACGACCTGTAACTGATTCAGCGTGTAAACGAACCCACTCCATAAGAGCTTGTGTTGCTGATGGACCAATCGGGTCACGGAATTTAACTGAGATTGGATTCCATTTGAATCTACCCGCCACAAATGTAGAAGTGTTCAAAAATTGTATCTCAACAGGGTTAATATCAATACTTGGTCTTCCTGATGATTCTACGAACCATTCATTAATACCTAAACTTGTGTCAAACCTTAGTATAAATCGGTTCGCTCTTTTTGGTTCGTAAGGAACCGGCATTTTCATTAATAAATCAGCCATGGTATATTCTTTTTAGTTTTTTGTTTTAGTTTATTTATCTATAAATACATGTTGTTTGAAAATTTTTGTATTTACTTTAATTTTTTAAAAATTATCATCGTTTAGTATCTAGTTTTAGCTCCTTTACCAGTATAGTAATTCTTTAACATAGGTTCATCTTCAAAACTCTTCTTCATTACTTCTACATTCTTTAAATCATCATCTGAAAAACCAATACTAGGAACAAAATTATTTTTCACATCATTTTTAAGGTATAATTTTTTACCTAAATTTTTGGCTTGAGATTTTACATAAGAAATAAATTCCCTCATTGCGTCCACTTTTAATTGTTCGGGGTTTCCCGCACCTGTTGCGTCAAGAAAACTAACAGGATAATATTTGTTCATGTCAAGATAGTCTTTAATTAATTCCATATCTGACTTGTCCTCCATATCTGAAATGTCTCTGTATTTTCTAAGATTCTTTAATAATAAATCTTTATTTATACCCTGATGGTCGGACACTATTAAATTATAAATCGCGTCTTTGATAGTGTCGGGGTTATGACCACGAGCTGTGATAATTGAAAAAATTGACCCGTTATTAATTGCTTCCACAAAATCAGACCAAGCGGGACCTGTTTTTGCTTTCATAGCATCAATCTTAAATTGTTTGTCACCACCTTCTCTGAAATTTCTATAAGGTTGGTCTGCATATCCAACGATTTTGTGTCCATTATAATCAAATTCTTCTTTACCTATTTGATGTCTATGTTCAGCAAAATCTTCGGTGGACATTGGTACTTCATTATCATTATCATCTCTTAAGATAATTTTTGTTGGCATGTACATTAAGTTATCATCCCAATCAAACGCATAATACTTTAAATCTGGCGTACCAGCGTCATCAAAACCTTCACGTAATGATGACACTGGATTATTTTTTTTGTTTTTCAACATAAATTATTAGATATTTTCAAACGAAGCTCCTGTTGGAGTGATTAAGAATTCAATATCAATGAATTCCAACGCTTTTGTTGGTTTCAAGTAAATTTTACCTGTCATAGTATTTCTATCTAAATCTTCAGGTGAATTACTTACAGTAACACGGAAGTCATATAAACCTCTGTCTCTTCTGATAGCGTCCAAGATAGGGTTAACTGAATCCAAGAAATCTTGTCTTACTTTAGCATCGTTTTGTTCAAACAACAATCTTACCGCCACCGCTGAAATTAATTTACGAGCTTGTAATAACAATCTTCTTACGTTAATTCTATTAAGTGCTGTGTCAGCAATTTGTAATGTTTTATTACCCCAAATTACAGTTCCAACATCAGAGAATGTTGCGATAGGATTGATTCTACCTTGATACAAAGTATCTCTATCTTCTTGTGTAAGTTTCTTACGAGCTTTAATTGCGTTTACCAAACCTCTTGTGTAACCCGCAGTTGCGAACCAAGGGAATGATACGTTATCAGTTAATGCTAAGTTTCTACAAACTTCATTTGTTGGTGGTAAGTAGATTTGTGTATTATTAACAGTATCTCTAACCAAAATCCAAGGGTAGTAAGTTGCTGTGTAGTTAGAATCTATATTAGTGTTCGCTAAATTATCAACCGCTTCTGTTGGATAGATAAAGTTATCTGTATTTGTTGGGATATATACGTTACAATCAGGTGTAGTACAAATGTAGATTGAATCCGCTCTATTAAATGTTACCATAGATATTGAATCCTCAACTAAATTTGAGTTATTTACATAATCAATTCCTGGTGTTGCGAATACATTTATGTTAACCGCTTCAGGGTTTGAGAATGTGTTTATACCTAACAAGTAAGCGTAATAATCAGTGTTTGCAAAATCTGTAAAGTCACCGATAGTGATTGGTTTAAATGCTCCCCAACCTGATGCATTTGGGTATCTTGTTGTAGCACATGCTCCTTTTTGATAACCAGTACCACCTAAGATAAACGAGTCACCATTTGTTCTATATTCACGATAGATATCCCAACCATCAAAACCATTTTGAACCAAGTAAGAGAATTTTCTTGCTTGAATTTGGTAGTAAGGGTTTGCTGAAGTTTCAGGGTCAGATTGGAAAGACGCATCACCACAATCAAATGCTGTTTGTCCTGATTGAGGACCATAAGCGATTGTTACAACAGTTGCTCCTGAATCCATGTGGAAACCTTTTGTGATATAACCCCAAGGTTCACCAATATTTGCTTCATCACAATAGTTAGTTGATGCTTGTCTTCCTTTGTATTCAAAGAACGCTGGGTCATAACCAATTTGTGAAGATATTCCCAAATATGCTGTTCTTACTCTATCACCCGGACTAATAACAGGATTATCAACACCTGCAGTAGTTCCAAATGGTGGGTTGTAAATTACTTCACCAGGGAAATTATATTGTGTTTTATAAATTGGGAATGGTGGTGTTGCTGAACCGTACTGTCTAATAACATAACCTTCAAATCCACAAGGAACTGACTCTATGTTAGCATCTAAATTCATTTCCAACATAATGTATTTTGAATTCAAAGCGTATTCACCATCACTTGTACCAATCTTAACAGCCACGTAACTGTTAGAACCTGGGTCCATAGTACAGTTTGTGAATTTTTCTAAGATTACAGGGTTTGTGTCAGTATCGTAAAAACTACGAACCGCTAAATCAAAACTTAAATTAGCGAATGAAATATTAGATATTGAAATTTTAATTTGTGTGTTTGCACTATCACCATCAGCTACCGAATAAATCTTAAATAACTTATCAACTGTACTACCGAATAATTGAGAAACTGCCCAAGGTGATTCAGGTGATTGATATCTTTGAAGATAGTTTGCAATAGTTCCTGTTGAATTCGTATATCTAACACCAGGAAGTGCAACAAACTGAGAATTAAGACCTCTAATGTATCCCTTATTATAGGCATAATTTAACAAATTAGGAAAAGTTTCCTCAACAAATAATGGAACTTCAGCTCTAGGTTTACCAAAGTTAGATAAACCAAATACTTTAGTAATGTAATTTGCGGATGTTGTACTTAAAGATGCTGCGAATGAAAACGCATCTCCCGCAGCAGTTAATCCTGAAATTGCGAACTCTGTAAATGGATTCTGTGATATTCCTGAATAACTACCTGAATTATCAATAATAACACTAGTTAAACCTGATACAGTATAAACAGGACCATTACTTCCAACACCATATGTTGTAATACCTCTTGAACGTAAAGTAGCCGCAATTAAGTTATTATAATCTG